AGACAGCGGATGTGTTGTACTTCTTGATGAGGATGCTGCGACAACGATAACAATGCCAAAGGTGACTTCAGATATGCTCGGTTGCACATACCTTATCATTGAAACAGTTGCTAGTAATGAGGATAGAACCATTAATACAGCCTATGATAATGACTATTGGGTCGGCGGTGTTGCAAACCTCCCGACTGCTGCTGAGAACGGCGCAAAGGTTTTTGTCGCTACCGGAAGCACAGATGTGCAGATCACATTTGATGATAACCTCGCAAACGGTGCTGGTGCGGTCGGTGCATGGGTTAGACTCACAGCCGTCCTAACTGGTAATACAGCAACAGGCGGTGGCGCAAAGCTGGTTTGGCTTGTTGAGGGAGTTATGGGAACTGCAGATGCTAACGGCGACGGTACAGCAATCTTTACCTGATACTTTAGTCTAGTAGCTTAATTATTAAAAGCACCTCTTTTTACAGGGGGTGCTTTTATAGTGTCTATACCTTTTGTGATCTTATGAATATTTAGATACAGGGTTAATTTATGGCATCTGGCTTAAGAAATCTAAGAAAAGATCGTAGAGAAAGTCCCGCAAAAAAGCGCAAAAATAAAGAAGATAAATCTAGATTTTACGCCGATCAAAATGTAGTGGAAAATAACTTAACACTAGAAAATAATAGTGAACAAGAGCAAGAGATAGGCTCACCCAAACGGGAGACTGAAGAAGATATGACAAGTACAAATAATGATTTTGATTTTGTAGCAGATTATGATGATGCTGTAGAGTCAGACAGTGAAACACTTCTTCCTGAAAATACAGCACCTTCATCACTTTCTGTAGGCTTTATTGGTGTCGGAGGCGGAGGCGGAAAGATGGCTAAGGCTTTCATTGACATGGGATTCACGCAAACACTGGTCGTCAATACCACAGATAAGGATCAGCCTACAGGCCTAGAGCAAGATCACTTTCTATTAATTCCTGGTGCTGACGGTGTCGGAAAAAATGTTGAACTTGGACGACAGATTCTATCTAACAACAGTGCTCTAGTTGAAGATCATCTCAGATCTAAGGTTGGAAGAGTTGATTGGCTGTTTGTTCTTGCAGGTGGCGGTGGTGGCACAGGCAGCTCATGCCATTCACTTGATTCATCACTTCAAAGATATCTTAAGTCTGTCTCTGCTTCAGGCAATGTTGTCTATGTTGTAACCTCACCTACAGCCCAGGAGCTCTTGAATCCAACAATCAAGAAGAACTATGAGGCTCTGGTTTCGGATGTCTCTGGATCAGCTCATGTGGTTATAGACAATGAGCGACAGTTGCAGCTACTAAGGGGAAAGGTTGGAATGTTAGGGCTTTACCCTACAGCCAACAAGAACTTTGCAAAGCTGATTGCACAGGTCCTAAAGCTATCATCTGAATCATCTCCGATACAGACATTTGACTCTAAGGATCTTGAGGCATGTCTTTCAACAAAGGGAAGATTGTTTCTTGGAACCACGGTAGTTAGGGATCCAAGTGATTCTAACTTGGGATCCATGATCTATCAGAACTGCATGACAAAGTCACCCTGTCCCCCACCAAGCGGAAAGATAAGAACTGGTGTTCTTCTTCTTGTCGTAACAGAGGAGATGGCATCTGATCCTGCAATTAGTACACAGCTCGAGGCTGCAATATCATATGTTGGCGGGAGAACTGATGCACTATTCTCAGGTGTTTATGTTAGGGAAGGTCTACCAGGGCTTGTTGCTATTTCAGCACTAGGCGGAATTGAGTAAAAAATAAGAAATCTTTAAAAGTTTTTTATTCAAATATGCTGAAGACTTCATAGTAGCAGACGTGTTCTCTATTTTGTATATTTAATCTCCAGTTTGAGTCAATACTTATTGATAGTTATTGAAGCAACTGGAGTGTCGATGTCGACCTTTTCAAATACAACTGGTCCAACCCCCTTTGGATTTTTTGATTCTGATTCTGACTTTCAATCAGAGGCTGACAATATTGTCACCTTCGTTAAGCGAAAGATGGGAGACGATATTTTGTCTGTTGAGCTGACAAAGAAACAAATCTGGGGAAACTTTGAAGAGTCATGTCTAGAGTATGGTTCTATCTTAAATCAATATCAGGCAAAATCACAGCTAATTCAATTTCTTGGAATGCCAACAACGGGTTCAGACGGTCATATGTCTGGTTCAGAGGGTAAATACCCAAGAGAGAATCTTGAATATTTAATTAGATTTGCTGAACCTTACGCCATGGAAGCAGGTGTCGGTGGATCATACAACATGATCTCAGGGTCAATAGAGCTAGAAAAGGATAGGCAGGATTACGATATCTATTCTGAGCTTAAGAATTCAGATGGTGACGTTATATTCACATCATCATCAAATGCTGCCCCTAGAACTAAGCTTAAGATAAGTGAGGTATTTCACTTTGGTCCAGAGGGTGCATATAGATTCTTTGATACAACAAGCGCTATAAACTATCTCAATAATGAATTTTCATTTGAGTCATTTACGCCTGAGACAATATTCTATGTGCTTCCTGTGTTTGAAGATATCCTTAGAGCTGGACAGCTAGATTTGTCAAACAGGGTTAGAAGATCAAACTATTCATACAAAGTTATAGGAACTAAGATCAGGATCTTTCCAAAACCTAGCAGCTCTGATCCTAAAAAGCTCTATATCAGGGTCATGTATCATCCCGACCCACTCAATCCTGCCTACCACGATGAAACAATAGATGGAGTGTCCAACCTCTCTAACATTCCGTTTGGTAATTTGAATTATAATAAAATAAATAGCATCGGAAGGCAGTGGATTAGACAGTACTGCCTTGCGCTATCTAGGGAGCAACTTGGTCTTGTTAGATCTAAGTTTGGAAGCATACCAGTTCCAGGAGCAGAAGTAAGCCTAAACGGTGATAATTTAATATCTCAAGGAAGAGAAGATAAAGATAAGCTAGTTACTTCGCTTAAAGAAATGCTTGATACACTTACATATGACAAGATTATGGAGACAGCATCTGCAAGATCAGAGTTTATACAGAAACAACTTAGATTCTCACCCATGCCAAATGGGTGGTCAATTTTTATGGGATAAAAGATGGCTAGACTTTTTATTACACCGAGGGAGATTGATCTAATAAACGATATTGGCAAGGAGATTGTAAAAGATGTCATTGGACAGAAGATCTATTACTTTCCAATATCTGAAATAAAGACAAATGTTCATGATGTGTATGAGGAAGCACCTGAGAAGATTTTTGAAAATCCAATAGCGCTGGATGCACTTGTTAAGTACGAACCTCAGACGATAAAGACAGATAGATTTGGAAGTGAAGAATACTATGCAATTGAAGCTTACATTCAAAAAAGAGACTTACTTGACAAGGGTGTCAAGATACTAGAGGGAGATTTCTTTAGCTACGGCACTGTTTTTTTTGAAGTAATTACAGCACCAGATTCTAAAGATATCTTTGGAGAGATTGAGTATAAGAGCTTTATCACAATTAAAGGAAAGCAGGCAAGAAAGGGTCAGTTTATATCAAAGATATTTGGACCAACTTCTGAACAGTATGCAGATAAAGACGCTGTTCAGGAAACGTTTGTTCAGCAACGTGGTCTTAAAAATAACAGGCTTGGTCCAACAGGAGATACAAGGGATCTTCGCAAGAAGGGCGTCCTTGAAGAACCGATCGACGGTCCGGCTGAGGTTTCAAGAAGAGGGACAGCAGGCAGGTCTGGGTCTAGCTTTTACGATGAGTAATAGGGGTTAAAATATGCCGTCAGCAGGAATTCCAAAGAAGTTTGAAGGAACAAACGTAGCAGAGGATTTTTTCATTCCCCCATGTGGAATAGAGGAAATAGACAGAGCTGTCTTTCAACTATTTGATCATAGACTTAATTTCTCAATTGAAGTTGATGGTGATCCAAGAAAGGTCCCAGTTGTATTTGCAGCTGGAGAAAGATTTGCTCTAACTAGAAGGTCAGCAACATTTAGGGATGTTAACAATACTTTGATCCTTCCTATTATTTCAATTGAAAGGGGAAAGATTGACTATTCACCCGCACAGAGCCCATATGGTACACCGATTTCAACAAGAGATCAGCTATCCTATACAGTAAAAAGACGACTAGCTGGGCCTGATAGAGAGTATCAGAATATTATTAACAAACTAAAGCTTAAAAATCAAGATAATGTAGCTACTCGTGCAAACTTTGGAAACACTACATCTTTTCCAGGATTGGGAGCAAAGCCTGGAACTGTGGCGACAAGAAGAAATAGGGGCACTCTTTCTTACAGGAGTAACAAATCAGGGAACCTTTTATCACCAAATATTAAGGATAATATATTTGAAATAATAACAATTCCATATCCAGAGTTCATAATGATTGAATATAACGTAACATTCTGGAACCAATATATGCAAAATGCAAATAAGCTATTACAGTCACTATTGGTCCAATTCGATGGACAGGATAAGGGTTTTCAAATCATCACAAGAGAAGGGTACGAGCTCTTTGCATATTTTCAGAATAATTTCTCTGCAGATACTAATTTTAGTGATTACACAGACTCTGAAAGAGTGATTAAGCATAGTTTCTCTATCCAGGTTCCTGGATTTATTATAGCACCAGACATGGATGATCTACCAAATCCATTTAGGCGATATCTGTCAGCTCCTCAAATTGATTTTGGTGTAAAGCAAGTATCTACACAGGTGTCTTCAACTGAAGCAAAGGGACCTTCACAAAACAATATAGATAAATTTATATTGTCTGATGTTGAAGTTTTAAATAAAAAAGGAGAGCAGCCTGATCAAAGAGGGCAGCAGGGAATACGCCTTCTTGATACAATCCAAGATCCGTTTACAGGTAAAGAAACTAATAAATTTGTTAAAGTTCTAACAAGAAATCAGAGGTCTGGTGAGACTGTCGCGTCTTCCAGAATAATAGTAGATCTCGAAACTATAAATGATGATAACACCGAATAGGACAATTGGCGTCTAGGTCAATAGTTATATGTGTGTATAAGATTAAAGGAGAATGATCTATGGCCGAACAGACCTTCAGATCGCCCGGGTTCTTTGAAAGGGAAATAGATTTATCACAAAGAGTCAAAGAAGTTTCAGGAATTCCTGCAGGCATAATTGGAACAGCAGAGTTTGGTCCAGCGTTTATTCCTGTGACTCTAGGGTCTTTCTCAGACTTTAAAGATAAGTTTGGTGATTTAGATTCTAAGAAATTCGGCCCATATGCGGTCAATGAATTTCTTAAAAATAGAACTGCTGTAACATACATCAGAGTTCTTGGCGCAGGTGCAAATAGTAACAGTACAGATATTTCAGCTACCACAAGCCAGGGAACAGTTAGAAATGCAGGATTCAGAGTCAAAGGCGCAGCTGTCTCAGGGGACAATAAGGCCTATAGGGGTGCTGTTCAGTTCATAGCAGCTAAGCACACCCTTCAGACAAATGAGGCATTTGGCTACCCTGTCTTTACTGATAACATCAGTTTTGATGTATCTGGCGGAGGTGAGGTTTATCTTGTCAGAGGGATGATTTTCACATCAACAGGAAGTCGTGTTCAGGCTCTAAGTTATAATTCAAACTATAGACATGAAGCTTTAAATAATCACATTAGTGATGTCGTAAATGTAGGAATGGATATCAACGACTCAGTAAACTATAAGAAGTTTAAGATCGTTATCTCTAGCTCTGCAGGGACAGGATTTTCAAATGATGAGGGATTCCCTGGAATTAAGATCCTAACAGCATCTCTTAATCCTTCAAATGAAAACTATATTGGAAAAATTCTAAATACTGATCCCGAGAGATTTCAAGAAGAGCAACATCTTCTCTACGCTGACTTTGCAGTTGAAGATGAGATAGCAACTGTTTCAAATTATGCTGCTATCCTCTCAGGTTCAGCTGCAACATCTGCCGGCTCAGGTGACACATCCCAGTCATATCGGGACATGTACGGAAGATTTGATACAAGATATAGTCCGTCTAAATCGACGTACTTTATATCGCAGATGTTTGGTACACAAGAATATAACTTATTTTACTTCGAAACTCTGGCTGATGGTGCAAATACTTCTGATAAGTACAAGATCTCAATAGCAGATCTTAGGATGTCTACTGATCCCAAGAGTGATTATGGAACGTTTACAGTTCTAGTTAGAAATTTTGGTGATACAGATACAGCCCCAGAAGTTGTTGAGAGATATCCGCTTTGCACTCTTGATCCCACTGACGACAACTTTGTTGCCAGAAAGATTGGTGATCTTAGTGTGAAATATAACTTTGATGCACTAAGTGAAGATGAGAGAAGATTTGTTGTTAAGGGAGACTATCCAAATGTTTCAAGTAGGATCAGAATAGTTCTAAGTGATGATCTTAAGAATGGAAATATTCCTGCTAAGGCACTTCCGTTCGGATTTAGAGGGCTTCCGACTCTTAAGACAAATAATCTTTTATCTGATGGTACAAAATACGCTGATCTTACTCAAACACTTAAGGACGTTCTCAATGGAGCATCTCCAGGCGTAAGGCTTGCGATGATATCGGGATCTGGAACTACAGGGCTTCTTCATAATGAACCTCATGCTCTCTCAGGCTCAATCGTCCCACCTGTCCCGCTGAGATTTAAGGTGACAATGGGAACAACAGCTAAGTCTGGTTATCCAGGTTATCCAGGAACAAACGAGAGAGTTAATAACAAGTATTATTGGGGAATAAGAACAGAAAGAGTTCCGAGAACAGGATCACTGGGTGACGCAATTCTAAATGCAAACGCCGGATCAGAGACAAATGAGCTAGTTAGATCTTTCACAAAGGTCCTGGGAATAGAAAAACTAGATGCTCTAGTGACAGGATCAGGTGCTGACTTCTTCTGTAACAATGGATTCTCACTTAACAGGGTTGGGCTTAGTACAACGCTGATCGGAGCAGGCTCAGAGAGAACTGTAGATGTTGCAATTGTTCAGAGTCTAACTGGAACAGCTGATGAGCACATGCTAGAAGCGGCATACATTAGAGATGGAATTGTTGAGGTTGGAAAGAATTATGCAATTTCTCAGCAGGGCTCTGTTGATAGACGAATTTCACTGGGAACTCTCCTAGCACTAACATCATCTCTATATTTTAATAGATTTACGCAATATTCAAAATTTACGAATATAATGTATGGCGGATTCGATGGAAATAACATTCTTGATAGAGATATGTCAAGAATGAATGATAGAGCAAGTTCATCAGATGCAAGAGGAAAAGCTGGCACAGATACACCTGCTGCAGATGGTTATTTAGATATTGGACTGAACGCTGTATCTAGAGTCGGATCCGGTCGATATAATAATACTGTCTTTTCATACAGATCTGCAATTGATATTATGACAGATCCGTTTGTCACAAGAATGAATATACTTGCAATTCCGGGAATTAGAGATAGCTTTGTTACAGATCACGCTTCTGATAAGACAAGAGATTACGGTCAGGCAGTGTACTTGATGGATATACCGAGCTATACAGATGGAGACATTAGAATATTCGACAATGAATCCCTTAGACCGAACGTTGCAAAGACAAGAGATAAGTTCGACGGAAGAGCAGTAGATAACAACTACGCTGCAACCTACTTCCCTGATGTTACTATGATAGACGATAGTACAGGAAACGGTGTAGGAGTGCCGGCTTCAATTGCAGCTCTTTCTGCCCTAGGCTTTAACGACGCTGTTTCTTATCCATGGTTCGCACCTGCAGGATTTAATAGGGCAGCACTATCCAACGTTACTAACGTTGATACAAGACTGAATAGCGCAGATAGAGATAGTCTATATGATTCTAGAATAAACCCAATAGCTACGTTCCCACAAGCCGGATTCGTAATCTTTGGACAAAAAACTCTTCAGCAGGCAAGGTCAGCTCTTGATAGAGTCAATGTTAGAAGAATGCTTCTAGAAGTTAAGCGACTTATTTCTGATGTTGCAAGAAAAATTGTTTTTGAACAAAATACTGTAGCTACCAGATCTAAGTTCATATCTCAAGTTACACCGCTGCTAGCACTAATTCAAAGTCAACAAGGAATAGATCAGTTCCGTGTTGTCATGGACGAAAGCAATAATTCTGTCGAAGATGTAGAATCTAATCGACTTAATGGAAGAATCGTCCTTGTTCCAACACGCGCAGTTGAGTTTATTGCAGTTGACTTCATTATTACCAACTCAGGTGTAAGTTTTGAGTGACCTATATTTAATGATTAGAAATTTTGGAGATAGTCAGGATGCCTGAATTGACATTCAAAAGTGCCGGTGTCAGCACAAGAGAAATTGATCTTTCATCACCCAGCCAGACAGGGCCTACGGGCGTTCCTGCTGGTGTGATTGGTACAGCTAATTTGGGACCAGCATTTGTCCCAATTACTGTTGCTAACTTTTCAGAGTTTGTTTCCGCTTTTGGAGGCACTGATGGGAAAAAATTTGGACCGCTTGCAGTTAACGAGTGGCTAAAGAACGCACAGGCTCTTACCTATGTAAGAGTTCTCGGAGCCGGTGATGGCAAGAAAAGAAACTCTTCTACAGGAAAGGTTACTAATGCTGGATTCGTGGTCGGTGCTAGACAGGTACAGGATAACGGAATAGTTGGTCACAATCCATATGCAAATACTGGACAGGCAGGAAATACTTTCTTTCTCGGCTGCTATATGTCACAGTCTGCGGGTAGCTCATACTTTACTGATGCTGGAATTTCAACACCTGCAGTGACTATCAACTACTCTGGCGCAGATCAGGACATGAAAGCATGGCAGGGTGTTCCCGTACTAAGAGGTGTAATTATGGCACCCTCTGGCGTTCTTTTAGCACTGTCATCTAGTACGACTTCTGCAGGAACAGGTGCAGGAACGGGACCGGCATCAACTACAAATGGAATTCTTGGAGATAGCACAGTTAGGGGTACATTGACAGGATCCATGGTTATGGCCAATCAAAACTTTACAATATTCCTAAACGGTCACAAGGGTCTCACTGGTGATCCTAGGGTCATAACAGCATCAATGGATGTTAATTCACCTTCATACTTTTCCAAAGTCTTAAATACAGATCCAAAACTTATTGAGCAGAAAGGTCATCTGTTATATTCACACTATGATATTCATTCTGCAGTTGCAGTTCCAACAGGCTCTGGAATCTTAACAGGGTCTAGGCTAGACATTACAACAGAAGAGATTGTCTTTATGACAACTGGTGCACTAAGCCAGCCGACACAGGCAGGTGGAAACTCAACAGTACCAGAGTACAGGACATTTGAAGATAGATTTAGTAATGCAAAATCACCGTATATTATATCACAAAAATTTGGTGGAAAGCCATATGATCTGTTTAGAGTAGAAGCTCTATCTGATGGTGCTGATACAAATACACAATACAAGATATCAATTGAAAATCTTGCTAAGTCAAATTCCGATGTAAATAAGTTTGGAAAATTCGACCTTGTTGTAAGAAGCTTCTTTGATACAGATGACGAGAAATCTGTAATGGAATCATTCAGGGGGCTAAGCCTTGACAAAGATTCAGATAGATATTTTGCAAGAGTTGTCGGTGATCAAAGAGCATATTTTGACTTTGATCAATCTTCAGACTCTCAGAAGCTAGTTGTCGACGGAGACTTTCCAAACAGATCTAGATATATTCGAGTTAAGGTCAGCGATCAACAGGATGCAGGTGAGGTTCCAGACAACGCACTCCCACTAGGCTACAGAGGATATAGTCACCTCGTTACGTCAGGGACACAGCCCATGACAAATATGGAACTTGCAAATGCAGCAGCTGCAGAAAGCGGAATCCTGCTTTCAGGATCATACAATGTACTTAAGAAGATTGTTGAACCACCTGTTCCCATGAGAGATAATATAGCTCTAGGAACAGGAAATAAAAAGAGAATTGATTCTAGGCTATACTGGGGAACTCAATTTACAAGAAAGACTGATGTGTCTGAGCCGAATAAGCCAGATCTCTTTGATCAGTCATTTGTAAGTTACACAAAGTACTTTCCAAGCTTCGCGCTATCTAATCAAAAATTCTCAATTGGAAATAATGCAGGTGTAGCTGACACTGCTGCTAACGGAATAATAGATTCAGATAGATTTAATAATAATAAATTTACTCTAGAGAATATTTCAGTTAGAACAGGATCGGATACATACGCAGATCCGAAAGAATGGGTCAGCGCATCATACAAGAGGCGCGGTGGAATATCCATAGACAGAGATCTAAAGACAAGAGCTTTTAGTGCAGATGATCTTGGAGTTGTCGGAAATAGAACGTTTGCAAAATTCTCATTCTTCTTGCAGGGAGGATTCGACGGAGTCAATATCTTCGATAAGGATAAGTCAGCGCTAAATGACAATGCTGCTAAGCGAGAGATGGATGATTCAGCTTCACAAGGCGGATCAGAAGGTCCAACAGTTGCATCATTCAGAAAGGCTATTGACATTATTGGGAATAAATCAGATGTTGAAATCAAGGTTCTTGCAATTCCAGGCATGAGAGATGAATCGATTACAGATTATGCAACCGATGCAGTTGAAAATAGATTTGACGCTATCTACGTGATGGACATAGAGGAGAGAGATGTGCTCAATAATGTTGTTACATCATCTGCTCAGGACATAAGTGTTTCAGACACTGTTGCGGCATTTAAGAATAGAGCACTTGATTCATCGTTTGCTGCAGCTTATTTTCCAGATGTTGTTATGCAAGACCCCTCTACACGTACAAATGTTAGATGTCCACCGTCTGTAGCAGTACTTGGTGCATTTTCACTTAATGACGCAATAGGGCATCCGTGGTTCGCACCAGCAGGATTTACAAGGGGATCTCTATCTTCAGTGACTCAGGCGTCTGTTGATCTAAATAGGGCAAATCTTGATACAATATATGATGCAGACATTAACCCGATTACTGACTTTCCCGGAACTGGTTACGTCATATGGGGACAAAAGACTCTTCAAGCAGCTGCATCTGCTCTTGATAGAGTCAATGTAAGAAGGCTTCTAATCGACATTAGAAGAAAAGTCCGTGCTGTTGCAAATACGCTTCTATTTGAACCAAATAGAACAGAAACTCTTGAGAAATTTTCAGGATTAGTTAATCCAATTCTTCAAAAAATTCAGGAGCAAAGCGGACTCGATAGGTTTAAAGTTGTAATTGATACAACTACCACAACTCAGGCCGATATTGAAAACAATACGATCAGAGGAAAGATATTTGTACAGCCAACTAGGACAGTTGAATTCGTTGCACTAGACTTTGTTGTAACAAATGCAGGTGCAGAAGTTTAGAAAAACTAATAAGAGATATATTTAGAATAGTAATCCGTCAGGAGAGATTTAAAAATGGCCGAAACACTTTCAGTTAATGACTTACTTCCAAATAAGTTTGAACCCAAGAGAAAATATCGATGGGTATTTGCCCTCGAGGGAATCGATGCATTCTTGATCAAGTCTGCAGCCCGTCCTGGGTTTAGCTTCACAGAGACTGAGATCAAGTATGTTAACTCTATGAGATACCTTGCGGGACGTATGAAATTTGAGACAATATCAGTTTCATTACACGACCCAATTGCGCCATCAGGTGCGCAGCAGGTCATGGAGTGGCTTAGAACTCACTACGAATCAGTCTCAGGAAGAGCTGGTTACGCAGATTTTTACAAGAGAGACTGTCAGCTTAAACTTCTAGATCCAGTTGGAACTGTTGTTGAGCTCTGGGATCTAAAGGGATGCTGGCTCCAGAACGCTAAGTATGGTGATCTTTCATACGATGATGACAGCGGAATGATGGCTGTAGATATGACAATCCGGTTTGATAACTGCGTTCTACAGTACTGATAGTATTTCTTCTTATTCTTATTTCAGACTCACACTGTGAGTCTGATTTAGTTTACAATGAATCATTGTTTATTTAAATTTGAATATCATAGGAGACTATTGTGTCTGAAAATAGAGAAGATAGAAATAAGATCTTTGGCGGTGTTGAACATTCCCAAGGAATTGAGAAAAGAGATGTTATGGTTTCTGATTTTGGGTGGGAAGTTCCTGTTGAATCAGTTCCGATTCCGTCTGAAGGAAAGGTCTATTCTCAAAATAGCAGTATGTTCGGAAGGAAAACAGTTAATATTAAGGCAATGACAGCAAAGGAGGAGGATATTCTATCATCTAGGGCTTTAATAAGTAACGGAACAGTTATTAAGCACTTGATTAGATCATGTGTTATTGACGACGACGTTGATGTTGATGATATGTTGCTAGGTGATAGAAATGCACTTATGATCTCTATAAGAATCACTGGATATGGAGTAGAGTATAGTGCATTTTGTAATTGTCCCGTGTGTGGAGATAAGTCGAAAAGCACTTTTAACTTAGGTGAGCTTCCCATTAAGAGGCTTGAACTTGACCCTATTAGTCCAGGAGAAAACTGTTTTGAATATACACTTCCAGTTTCTGGAAAGACAGTATTCTTTAAGTTCTTAACAGGAAGAGATGATAAGATAATGGAAGAAGAAGTCAAAAAGATGAGAAAGCTTTTTCCAGATAGAGAGGTTGACAATTTGGTCACTAGAAAGCTTAGGGCAGCTATTGTCTCTATTGACGGTGTGAAAGATAAGAGTAAGTTGAATAAGTTTATAGAAAATATGCCAGCTCTTGATTCTAGAAATTTAAGACAGTTTATCGTGCTTAACGAGCCCGGCATAGATACAAAGGGAAATATGAAATGCGCTTCATGCGGAAAGGTTTCGGAGGTGAGCCTCCCCATGGGCGCAAGCTTTTTTTGGCCTTCCGTCTGATTATAAAGAAACTGTTCTTGAGCAGATTTACTGGCTTGCGAAAAGACTGGGCTTTGGGTATGAAGAGAGTCGAAAGATGCCGATAAGATATAGAAGCTGGTTTATCGACAAGATGCTGGAAGATCAGAAGCGTGTAGCAGAAGAAAGAGACGGTGAGAAGATCACACAGGAGACTGGTCCCACTGTCAGCCTCTTAGGAACACGAAAGAGTTTCTCCTAATATTTCACGACTGTTATATTTAGAGATCAGGAAGGTGCTTTAGTGACTACTCGCGAAGACGCAATTAGATCTGCATTAAGAGATGTCGGGATCGACGACACCGGCGTTACACCTGGGACACTTGCGGCCCTGTCTGAACTCTCGGGCAGATCGATTGACGTTGCTAACGCATTCAAGAATGCAGGTCAAGAACTCGATGGAGTGAATGAAGAGCTCGCGACGCTAACAGAGAGAGCTGAAGCAGGCGCTTCCGCCCTTGACGCAATGGCATCTTCAGGCAGGGGTGCCCTGTCTGGCATGATTTCAGCCTTCAGCACAGCCGCGAAAGAGGGAATGGATGGAATAGATGAGACCTATAAAGCCCTCGGAATTCTCGGTGAAGAAAAGATAGACCTGTACACACAGCTTCAGGCAACGCTCGGTGGAGACTTTAGAACCCAATTAACTCAATTTAATGAGGGTGCTACAGAGCTTCAATTCCAGGTCGGTGGCGTCATCAAAGAGATGTACAAGGATTTTTACACCGAGGGATATCGACAGTTCTTTGGATCTGCCGAGGAGTTCATGGGATACGCCTCTGAGATATACCTCTCTGTGGGAAGTGGCCTCGCAGCGATGAGAGACCTGGGATCCGATGCATCTCAGCAAATAGAAGAAGCTGCAATGATGGCGAGAGGCCTAGGGTTCTCTTCAACAGAAATGATGGACATGATGGACGCGAGGATGAGCCATTCCGGAGAGTTCAGCACTCAGATTCTTCGTGAGGTCACAGCTCACTCTGCTCTAGTCTCACAGGCAACAGGGGACTCACAGAAGGCAATTGCCCGCGGCATGTACGAGATGATGACAGATGTCCAGACCTTCGGTGAGACCAGTGCAGAAGTTGCAGCCAGGACAGCAGGAAGTCTGAGGGAGCTCGGCCTGGAGATGAGAGACCTGGCTGCTGTGACAAACAAGTATCTAAACTTCGACTCAGCATCTGAATCTCTTGCAAACTTAAACACTGTTTTCGGAATGCAGCTAGACACAATGGCCATGATGGAAGCAGCAAACCGTGACCCAATGGAAGCGATGAATATGCTGAGGGACTCGTTTCTTGCAACAGGTGAAGATTTCAGGACGATGTCACTTACCCAGCAGCGACTTCTGGCAGAGCAGGCTGGTCTAGAGATTGAGGCTGCGAAACGACTCTTCGACCCAACAGCACAGATCACGTCGATGGAGCAGCTACAGGATGCGGCTGCAGAGATGGAGGTTCCAACCGGTGCTGAGGCAATTGCCTCGCTGGCTGATGAGATTGCTAGGGTTCCAAGGCTGCAGGGAGAGTTCACAGATGCTGTTTTCAACCAGATTGCAATGAATGACCTTGCAGGTGTGACAGATCAAGCCGCCCAGGCCCAGGCAGCGCTGACAGACTTTGCCCTGGGTGTTGGCAGTATTGACCAGGCAAAGAAGCTTCTTCCCCCACACATGCAGGAGGAGTTACAGGACACTGTCACCGGAATCAAGGAGCTGGTGTCAGACGGTGGAATGCTGGACTCGGTCACCAGCGGTCTCGGAGCTGTCACAGGTGACGCACAGAGGCTACCAGGAGATATTGCTGACCAGATGACGACTTCGCAGGCACTGGCTGCCGCTAGAAGCGGAGGTCAAGAGTTTGGTGATCAAATTATTGCAGGAATTGAGAGTCGCACCTCAACACACATTCCAACCATTGGAGAGATAACGACGTATGTAGACGCTCAAGGTAATCCTTTACCCGGTCAAGGGTACGATGTCGACGATGTGATTGTTACAGATGATGGAACAATATTAGAACCTTCGGATGATGACACACTTGTAGCCCTTGCAAATGAGGGAGGGGCTATGCAAAACCTGGTTACAACCCTAGGAGAAAGTTTAAATTTTGACCTTGGCCCAGCTACAGCTCGGGCAGGCGGTACTGCTGGAAACATCACAGAGCTTGTTGATGCAATTACCCGAAGTATTGAGGCACTAAGGACAGGAACCGGGGGAGCTACACCGACACCGGAGGCTGCTGCTGAGAGGCCTATAAACTTGAATCTCACACTTAACTTGGCGGGTAGGAGGCTGGCGGAGCTCAAGGACATGCTTCTTACATCTCCAGGTGTTAACGGCGTCGACTTTGAGAAGACAATATCAGACTAAGGATTATAGATGGAAGATTTAATTTTGCAACTTGAGAGGGATCCAGAGATATTGGATCTGATTTCAGAGCTTTCTGAGAGTGAGCAGGAGATAATATTGTCGGAGATGAGAGAGACATCTGAAAGATTTCAGTCTGCATTGAATATTCTAGATGCATTTCTTATTGATGAGAGTTCAGTTCTTACATTCGTGGATACTGTTGGAGAGATTGTAAGTGACGGAGCATTATCAAATAACGTAGGTACGGAGGCGATACAGTGGCCAGAGAAACACTAAAAGACTTTTTATCATCACAAGGGCTCGGTGCAGATTCAATCTCATATACTGTTAGAGATGATAATGGTGACGGGACAATCAACAAGGGAGACGATCTTGGTGTTGACCCAAATACTGGAAAGGAGCTTCTTGATCTATCTAGTGCTGATGTCGGAATCCTCGGTGATTACTTAAACTTTATTCAGCAGAATGCTGATGTCGTATTTGGTGTCAAGCCAGGAAACGAGGAGGCGATATCAGCAATCAGGGGAAATCCACTTTCTCATCCTGAGAATCAGGGAGCTGAAAGGGTCTTTGTTGAGATGGGAACATCTACAGCAGAGTCTATCACACTAATTCAAAATTCAAATAGTGGAAAATTTGATCAAGATGACGTGAAGCTTGTAGACATAGTCGATAAGATTGAAGGAAGAAGTGGTCATACACTTCTTCCCGGAATATCTGGAAAGGACATGGGAACAGATGGGAATATTTACGCTGGGTCTCCTAGACCATACCCAGCAACTCCTGAAGGAGATAGAGAGAAGCAGATCGTCAATGCATCAGTTAACATTCTCAGAGAAAGCAACAGGTTCACACCGGCAGGATCTGCTTCTGGAAATCCATATGTCAATGGTGATGAGAGCTCTTCTGATTTTAATTTAAAGGATACACTTACAGTTCAGCGTGAATTTGGTGAATTTGACGGTGATTCATTTAATGTTAGAATGGCAAAGCTAGAGGCAATAGGAAGATCTCTGCTAAGTGAGTCGGGAGGCTTTTTAGATACTGAAGGTAATGAAGTCTATCCGGAGAAAAACTTATCTTCGACAGTTCCCGTTGAAAAGATTGGAAGGCATGACCTTCGCGCAAAGAATGTAGATGGATTTCCTCAGATTCTAGATCTTAATAAATCAGCACAGATAAATCGCGGAAATTCAATAATAAGAGGAGAATCAGCAAGATCGGGAAGGGGAGATTTTTTGACACTTGGTGATACAGAAAATTCAACATCTTTTGGATCTATGACGAAAGATGGTGACCAGTCGTTTAATCCGGCAAATAAGCAGTATCTTAGGGCAAGAGCAGCTATAGCTGTTAAAACCGCTCTTGTTGCAATTGATAGCTTTAAACAGGTTGCGCTAGAGAGCGCTGAGGGTGCTAAGAAGGTTAGATCTTCTAGGGGCCCGTATCTCATGGGAGAGAATCAGCAGTATGTCAGGACAGGAGTTTCTTTTATTATGAACTCAATATTAGTTCCAACAGACAACGGATATAAGAAAGCTGTCAACAAAGGAGCAAAATTTCTTCTTGGCATTGATAAAAATCTAGGTGAAATAAATGAAGAAAATGCTGATGACCTTACATCTAAAATAGAGAGTAAGAGCAGGCTTGTCAAGACGTCACCCGGGTATACACTAGTACTTGCAAGATCGATCCTTCTTGCTGTTCATTCACTTCAAAAGGATGTCTTTCAGAATTCAACTTTTCAGAATGCTGATGATGCAAATGAGCTTATACGGTCAATTGGAAAGAGCAGGATTGTAGGGCTTCTTAATACTTTTGCAATAATTGGAGATATTGCTCTAAATTTAGAGAAGTCAAAGGCTGGAATTGAGCTAGGTCTATCTAAAAGTCGAGGAATGTGGGACGTTGATAGTATGCCAGATGGTCCAGCGACTAGGGTGTCAAAGAGCAGGACATCAGATGGATTTAATCAATCAGCTTTGTCAATGAGAACATCTGCAACTCCATCCATGTATCTACTTCCAAAGGGCGTCATTAGAGCGGGCATTAAAATGGGAACAAGCGCAAAGGGAGTTAATCCTGCAAAGGCAATGCTAGGATCTACAATTGCTCAACAGACGTTTACAGGCGATGCAATGACAGGCGGAGCAAGAATACCAAAAGAGGTAGTTAAGACCGTCGAGAACATGCTTGATGCTGAGTATATGCCCTTTTACTTCCACGATCTTAGAACTAATGAGATCATATCATTTCATGCATTCCTGTCTGATCTTACTGATGACTATACTGCAGAATTTTCTGAGACTGCTGGCTATGGTCGAATGGACGCCGTTCAGACCTACAAAGGAACAAAGCGGGGAATGGGCTTCGGATTTACAATTGCAGCAACATCTCAAGAAGATTTTGACGAGATGTGGTGGAAAATCAATAAGCTTACTACACTAGTCTATCCCCAGTGGACTGAGGGAGATCTTTTAGCAACAGCTGATCACGGAAAGTTCATTCAGCCGTTCAGTCAGGTCATAGGTGCATCTCCGCTAGTTAGGGTTAGAATTGGAGACGTTGTAAAGAGTAACTATTCTAAGTTTAATTTATCTAGAATTTTCGGCATTGGAGGATTTGATGTAAAGCCTGAGCTTCCAGCAGTCGGATTTGGACTTTTTAATAGAGGCGGAGGTCTAGATCTTTTTGGAAATATTAGGGATATCTTAAGTGAAATTGCATTAACAGCATTTCTTGTAGCATACGGAAGCCCGCTTGGTCACAGCATTACGGACTTTATTCCTGCAGGAAGCGCAGGGGCTAGTATCGCATCTTCTCCGATTGCAACCAAGATTAAGGGTGCAATTATGAGCTCTGTTTCAAACATGCTAGTTAATGGATTTGCCAGCCCATTGTTGAATAGCATTATAAGCAGGTACAAAGATCCTGATAATGATCCTGGTGCTCTTGATGAAGACACACCTGGTTATAGACCAGGTAAAAGTTCATTTATAACTGGGCTTGGAACTGTCGTCTTTGTCAAGGCAAATAACACATCAAAGCCATACACGCTTCTTTCTGCAAATGGAGAAGATTTAAACGGATTAAACACACTAAGATTTAGCAGGCCAGTTAAGTGCATTGTTCTATCCAGGTCCAGAAAGACAATCTCTGGACGTGGAAGGGGCGGAGACGCATCTCCAAATGACAAGTCTCGTAAAAAGACGTTTTATAAGCTTAAAGTTATTGACACAAACGTGCCACCGGGAATAATGGGTGCAGAGCTTCGTGTCACTCATTCTGACATTCATCATGATCCAAGTGATACATTTAACAGATATATGCTTCCCATTCTTGATCCTTTCGGAGGTGTCAAGGCTGGACTTGCAGCAATTGTTAACAAGAAGGCAGAAAATACAGCATTTGACGGAATCGGAGACAGCATCACGATGACAACAGCGGGAGAGTTTATGGACTCAGCTAATAACTCAGTCACTAGAGCATTCGAGAGCACACAGGGAAGAGGCCTTGCAGGTGTGATTAAAAATCTTAAGTTTACATGGCTTGATGATAACACTCCCTGGGAAATTGACTGGGGATCTAGAGCACCAATGCTGTGCAAGGTGTCGATCACTTTTGCACCTATTCACGATCTTCCTCCCGGTCTTGATAGTGAAGGGTACAATAGAGCACCCATTTACAATGTTGGAAGGATTATGAGATATGCCGGGGGAGATCCTCACAATGATAACGGAGCAGCTTCCGAAGCAGTTTATCAAAGTGCACATAGAAAAACTTTTAAGAAGGAGTAACAGGTGTCAACATCGAGATACACATTTTTAAAGAAGATTAACGGAGGCAGGTCGTATGGAACGAATACAAGCTCTGCAAATATTCGTACCGGAATAAGGGCAGGATTAATTCCATATAGGACTATTCTTATAAGCGAATCAGAGAGACTTGATACAATTGCTGGCGGAATCTATGGAGATGGGGCGTTATGGTGGATAATAGCAGCTGCTTCTGGAATCGGGTGGGGATTGCAAGTTCCCGCTGGAACTATATTGTGCATTCCAGACAGACCCAGCGATGTGTATTCATATCTTGGATAAACTATGGGAATTTTACAAAACATCGTAGACGGGAAGAAGCTTAGAAAAGAAAGAAAAGTTTCTCCGTATGTTACTATGAAGGAGCTTCTGGCATACTTTGCCTTTGGGGGAACTCAAGAAGATCACCTTCGGCTAGTGGGTCAAGGCAATGATGGTCAAAACCCACATCAGCGTAGAGCTGCTCTGACCATTCCAACAAACAGTGATCACACAGAGCTTGTTGAAGAATTTCTGGATATGTCAATTGGTGTAACAGGAACAGTCGATCTAATGCGGAGGATAAAGAATCAAAAGCCCTCTACTCTGTCGACAGGCGGTCTCATCGGAATGATTTCAGATATGCTTGGCGGCGGCGGCCTGGTGTCATCGATATCTCAAGTTGATGATCTCATAGCAGCACAGATTCAGGTGTACTTTGAAGACATGGGCGGAGATCTGGATATCGGCTTAATTCAACCTAAGCAGAAACATTACAGGGCTGCCGGATTGGATTTGAGCGGTCAAGATATCGCGACAAATGATTTATCCAGGTACCTGCTTCATGGAAGAATCGTGGATATTCTAAAGCCCCCGCTGAATGGCATACACGGCGACACCCCTGCGTTTGACAACATGCCACCGTCAATTGTTTCCACAATCTCTGAGACTGAAGAGACTTATAGTACTGCTTCTGCCGACGAAGATAGATTTATAAGGATGATTGCCTCGATGGGCGGGTCTCTGGATACTGAAGATTCCGTCATTTCTGTCCAGTACATCAACAGCAACGGTACAATAGCTCAGCATGATTTTGACATTGGGCTTGCTGATATGGACATTTACAATACAATGCGGTCAATCGAAGGACCCACTCGTGATGCCCTGGCAGTGTTAGAAGCCCGTGCCTTAGGCCGAGAGCTGGATGAGGTCCGGGCCACGCAGAGCAGTCCAACCAGAGAGGTAGGATCGGAGGTTGCAGTAGGCATTGTCTCGGATGCTGCTGACGAAGTCTGGTCAAATATCAGCGGATTAGGGACTCTGTCTACTGAGACTGCCGTTAGGAATTCTTTTCTTAGGCAGTGGTTTGTCCAATCTAGGGGACGCACCCTCGCTAACGGAGGTGATTTTGACCCAGGGCTTCAGATTGTGAATAGGCTTTCCGCAGCGAGTGATGAAGAAATCTCCTGGGCTGAACATTATGGAGGTGATCTCGTTGGAAACGGTCAGATTAATTCCGCACCGATGAATCCAGACAGACTAAACTCTCCAAATCTGTCTGTGATTGTGATTCCAAGTCTAGATGTCAATCTTAACACTAGAAATACATCTCATGTTGCACTATTTTCATGCGGAATTCCGACAGTTGAAATGTCTTTAGCTGTCCCTTTTATCAAGCTTCAATTTGAAGTAGCCAAGGCATCTGTGATGGTACAAGATGGAAAAGAATCTCAGGCATCACTTGGCACCACAGTGACATTCCTTGGAGATGGAACAGTTCAATATGGTTCAGCAGACTGGGGAATGCAGACCGGACTAGGTCCGGGTGTAGCCCCAAGCCCAGACAACTCTATAGGCTTCTCTCTACCAGGAGCGGGTCTTTTCGGAGGAGGCTCTGAAGATGTTGAAACATCAGTCTCTCTATCAACAAGATCTGGGATGGAAATATTCACATCCCCTCAGACTATGGTCAATATGAATATAAATTCTCAAAGGACCCAAAAGATACTTGACCCTACTCAACCAATGATGTCGCTTGACTCTGTCCAGATCAAAGAGTATCTATCAGGTCACGGATTGATTGGGTTCAAGAGGGCTACAGTCTCGATGACTCTCCATGATAGAACAAGACTTAGAGAGGTTGCTCACTTCATAGCACCTGCTCAATTCGGTCGTGTAACAGCTGGAATTGAATTTGGCTGGTCTCATCCGCACAGTGATCCTGCAAAGGGAAGCCCGTATGGAAAGTTTCTTAACTCTCTTAGAAATACTGCGAAGTATCGCTTAATTAAAGGTACCTATAACATGGACTCAGCCGGTCAAATTAAGATCACCCTGGAGATGGGAACAACAGGGAGCGAAGAGAGCAAAAATATTCACGCATGTACTGGAAGGTTTGTAGAGCTAAGGTTAATTGAAGACATACTGCGTGACATCAATGCGATACACAGACAGCAGAAGCTATCTACTGGTAATCTTTCAGCAGAAATTAGAGACTTTACAAAGCTTTATGAGAGAAGCACAGACGCAACAGGTACACTGGTCGATGTCAGCTTCCTTATTGCTGCTGAGACCATACACAGAGAAATGATGAATGGTGACAAGTCCGTCGAAACAGCAGCCCAAGAGCTGGGCGTTCTTATCAAGCGATTTGTCGAAGCACCGGGTTCTACATATAGAACCCAGACAGCATCATCACTAATGGGAGATATTCTAGAAAGTTTCGAGCCTACTTCACCATCGCCTGATCCGTGGTTGACAGATCTGATAATGGGAGTATCAAACACCGCATACACAGAACTTCAAGCCAGCCTGAGCTTTGCTAGCAGATCTCATCGACGCTACGAATCCAGGCTGGACGAGAAATATGTCTCTCTAGGGAAGGTGATGACATCGTTGATAGGAAAGCCACTGTGTGCTTCACACAGATTTGACGAGGTTCAGATGATATTTTATGGCATGAATGATTCTGCTGGTGCGATGATAAACTATGCCATATCTTCGTTTCCCATAAAGCTCTCATCTTTACGAACACAGATTGCGGAGTACATAGAAAATGCTGGAACGATCACTGTCAACGGGGTCATAAGAATCTTGACAGGCATGACAAATAGCGCATCTGCGGAAGCATATGGATTTTCTGACTTATATGCCTACAGTCAAGCGCTCGGCCAGGAAAACTCACGTCGAAATACTGAAATGGGAGACTCCTACACGTCAGCCGACGAAGACTTCAGTCTCAATGAAAGGCTTTCCAAGAGAATGTATCATTGTGGATTATTTAGACCCAGATTTAAAGTTCCTGTGATTAAGGTTCTCTTTGAGTCAGGTCCGAAGGTCCTGTGCGATGAGGAGGGTCAGCAGATAGGTGATGTTGACGAAACAAAGCATATCTTAAGAATTCATGTGTATGATCAAAATGCATCAGCTCACCCAGGTGAGCAGATAGTTCTAGACTGTCTTTCAGACGGTGAGCAGACCCATATGTTTAATAGGGATACAGTTGTTGCCGGGGCTGATAGCAGGGTTGAGACAGTTCAGGATCGTGTGGAAACGACGATGAGAACAGCCTCAACTGTAACTCATACCGGCGGGGGAGAAAGAGGCATTCTTTCTACCATTTCTTCAATATTTGGAGGAGGCGGTGGTGAGGCAGTGGAGTACACCACCACTGAGTCAGATTCTAACCGAGAGGGTAATAAACAGGACGAGGTGAAGGTGCCTGTATTTATAAGTAGCAGAGATGCAATTCACGACTTTATCAAGACTAGAATCCCGACAATTCAATTTGGTACTGCATTCAGTCCGTTCTCAGAGGTCACAATAAGCGGAATGTCTAGTGGGGGTACATTCGATGCACTCCTGTCAAATCAGTTCAGAGATCAAAGTGATCCACAAACACATCAAGGTTCAGATCCCCTGGTCAGCGAGGTTCAAGTCGTTCCAGTGACAGCCAAAGCAGCCGGTCTTGGAAATCCGATGTTTCATCCCGGACAGGAATTCTATCTTGATCTGAAAACTGGAACGACAGCAGACAATATCTTCACTGTTAGGTCAGTCACACACAACATATCTCCTGGGACGTTCACATCTGACGTTGAGTTTGGACCCGCTGGAGCATTCTCTAGTGTCTCCTCAATTAGATCAAATCTAATAGCAGCACTTGCATCCATGAAAAACATTGCTGAAGAATCAACTAGCGAGTACCTGGATATTCCCGTCACCTGGGCTCCTCGACTGGGTTCTGATGAGATGGCTAGAATCAGTGGTGGGTCGCTTGACAATGGCGGCTACGTTGACCCTCCAGCAGATCCCGGAGGTCCCGCTGGAAGAACTTGGACACAAGATGAGATTGACCAGCTTAGAGAGCTATACCCGTCATTCTCGACCAGAATTGAGAGCACCATGAGATCCGGAGGAAGTCTCGACCACCTCGAGAAGTTCACGCTGACGTCTTCAGGTGCTCTCTTCGACCAGTAAAACAATCTATAGGCCCCTGTTATAATTAATCATGCGTGTGTGTATTCATAAGGATGTGATTGGAAGTGACAGGCACCTGGTTAGTGACGGTGATGAGTTTTGCTGGTCTCCATTCGTCCCGGATGACGCGTGGCTGTGCGGATTTTCTGACTCTCACCTGAGAAGCGTCGATCTTCTCGCCAGCCAGGTGGGTGTCAGCCTAAAGGTCTCTCCGTCTGAGAGTCACGACAAGTCCTGGTCGATTCTTAGACCAAACGGCTCTGTTGGTGTTCCCTGGAGATGGGTTCTCCGGGGATCGACGTTCCAAGCTCACTTAGAGCAGCTTCTAGACCAAATCTGGGAACTCTTGAGATCTAATCATGATTCCTATTATGGACAAGAGTTCGTGACAATGAGAGGGTTTCTACAGTCTCTAGATCGATCCAAGATTGATAAGAAAGGGCTGTATGAGATACTGGACAATCCGGGTGAGAGAGATGGATCACTTAGGTCTTTTATTCCGGACAGTCAGGGGCTTCTAAACAAGATATCATACAGCCAGACATCATCATGTAGCGGAAGGCTAACAGTCAAGAGCGGCCCTTCAATTCTAACTATGAGAAAGGATAGACGGTCACTGCTGAGGTCTAGATACACCGATGGGAAGATCATCCAGATAGACTTTGTCTCACTTGAGCCCAGGGTTGCCCTTTGCACTGCAGGAAGTCCTTTTGACGGTGACATATATGACCTAATAAGAAGAGATGTCCTGAACTCTGAAGTTGACAGGAAGTCTGCCAAGATAGCAACAATTGGATGCCTTTACGGGATGTCTGCAAAGAAGCTTTCTGAGGTGCTCGGGTCTAACGATTCCAGCCGACAGATTTTGAAAAAGATCAGAAATCATTTTAAGATCCCTAAGCTTGAGAAAGATCTAAAGTCTCAGCTCTCTGAGAACGGTTCTATTACTAATCTGTACGGAAGGGTGATGACTCCTGACTCAGACTCTGGTCATCTTCTCGTCAATAGGTTCATACAGTCGACAGCAGCTGATGCTGCAATTCTTGGTTTTTCATCTCTCTGTGACCAGATATCGAATGAAGAAATTAGAGCCAGGCCAATCTTTGTCATTCATGACGCCCTAATTTTTGATGTTGACTGTGATGATCTGGTGAGGATTAATGATATTATTGAAAATCCATTAATACTTCCCAAATTAGATGGAAAATTTCCAGTCTCTATGGAGATCATAAGCTGACGTCGAAATACTTATCTTTGAGACGTGGCCATGAAAATACCTAAAAACAAGATTAGATCAATTATAAGAGAGGAGATTGAAGTCCTTAGCATAACTAATAAGGGCCAGTTTGCATATCTTATGCAGCTTATTATGGATAAGCCTAGCGAAGCTGTATCTGCAGATGTAGTTGAACCCATCAGGGGAAAGATGATACTGAGAAAGGGACAGTCTTTTAGTGATATTACACCTGAGGGATCTTACTATCTGCTGAAGCATTATAATATTGATGTAAAGAACACCCCTTCTATCGGAAGAACAAGCAGGCTGACCTCGCCATCTTCGACGAGAACTGAGCCTTCTAGAGCACGGTCTTCGACCTACTCTCCTGGTCTCGACGATGTTGAATCAGTTGCAAGCTCTCTTATGGGGCATGTTAGAGGTGGGTCTTCTCCGCTAAGATCATCAATAGAAAAAATATCTGCAGACCCAAGTAGAAATGAAATTGCTGTCTATCTTAGGGATCCAAAAACCAGGGGTACTACAGATCAGGAAATTGCTTGTGCAATTCGATACCTTCTCGATAACAAGGTTATGCCTACTAGTAGGTATATCATTAATCCGTGTGGATATAAAGACAAAGCTACAAAAGATCTGATGATGATCGTAAAGTTGTAGTGTACATCTCTCTTAAATAGAATAGACTTTTATAAGAGGTGCTTATGAATATAAAGCTATCATTAGATGAAATTGAGAATAACTGGAGTGTGTTTGAAAAGCTTTGTGGAAGGCTTTCTGATCATAATTTAAATCACATGCTAGAATCTCTGGGAGAAAGACTTTCAACATGTCCAGCGTCTGCGAGACTTGATCAGTACAATGCTCATCCCGGAGGCTTAATTCAACACTCACTTGATGTAACCTCAGCCATGAGAAAGATAAATGAATCACACGATCTTGGGCTGAAGACATCTTCTATATTAAAGGTAGGACTTTTACACGATATAGGAAAAGTGGGATCAGTTGAAAGAGATCACTTTATTTCACAGGACTCTGACTGGCACAGAGAAAAATTAGGACAGATGTTTAAATTTAATGATGAACTCAATAGAATGTCCACTTCTCACAGATCCCTCTACCTGCTTCAGTCGTTTGGTGTGACAATGTCATCTGATGAGTGGATATCAGTTCAGCTTGCTGCAGGCTCACATTTTGAAGAAAATAGATTTTACGTTGGGCATGAGCCTACACTAGCCCTTGCTTTGCAAAATGCTAAATCAATGGTAATTCACAAGTTCAAAATTAGCAATAGCTAGTTGATCTGAATATTTAATAATGTGAAAGGTAAGGGCGAGAGTAAGTCTGGATACTATTCCAGTCACGGCGTTATGGTCCCAATGGGGCCTGCTTTTGATTCTGATGGTTCTAAGTATCTAGGGAGACCCAGAAGACCAAGATACTCAGGAAGCTCAGGGTCTCCATCCATGCATGCTGACAGCGGATTTTCATCCACTGATGGCCTTGGCAGGGTTAATAAAGGATATGACCAGGATGTTGAGATGCCCCCGATGTTTCCTGAACAGGAAGATGAATATGCTGATGACGAGGACTTGCTGAATATTTCCCTGAGAACTAGAAAGCTTCCAGTATATTCAATTGGAGTTCATCCAAATTCAGGAAAGAGGGGGATTAAAAACCTTAGTGAGGGCTTTCTTCCATCCGTTATTGGAGATTTCTTTAAGAGCTTAGGGTTGTCAGCACCCGGTATAGATGTCTTAATAGGAAAGATGATTCTCGATAGAGAGGCAGAAAGCGGAAGAGTTGCAATTGAGAATATGTGTGACTTAGTTGGAATTAGTTCAAATGATCTTGGTGCATCCCTTATAGATCCCAGCGATGGTCCGATGATAACAATTATCCAGAGAATATGCTCCATGGACGATCAACAGCGGTTAGATGCGAGAGATCTGTTTAGAGAGTTTCTTAAATCTCTCAAGGATGCAATTGTAACATTGGTTCAGGCATACGATTCACTCGTGGTACTCGGGCTAGGTCAGCTTGGACCACAAGCTGCAACTCCTGAAGAAATTGCAACTGTTCCTGCTGTAAACTTTATGTCAGGTATTACAGGATTCTTTACTAGATCACTCCCAGTTGAAAGACTTGTGTTCAGCCTGTCTTCAAATCTTGCTAGAATGTTTGTAAACGTGATTGAGATATCAGATACACTAGAAGCTGTATCACCCGAATACAAAGAAGCAATTTCTAGACTTGATAGTGGATTCGGACCTGTATTTTCTGCAATTAGATCTAGCCCAGCACTTTCTCTTTCGAGGCTTGGCACCCTATACGCAGGCCTAAGTGGTGAGAAAACTCTCTGTCTTGCGCAAGAACTTCCAAAGACAGTTGAGGCTGAAGATGAAATTGTTGAAGATGTTCCCGTAGAACCTGAGATTGCTGACCCATCTAGAGAAGAAATATCGGACAGGGAGCTCGGTGCAGCAGCCGCTGGCGTTACAATGCTTTCAGATCAAGAAGATCTTGGATTTCCAGAAGCTGCAGGGTGTGCATGTCCAATTTCTGAATCAAGATTTAGATTGCTTGAGAATAGATATAATAAATCAATAAGGAGTCTTGGAATGTCCGAGTCAACGTTAAGAATATTTGTAGAAGAGATAGTCAAAGAAGCAAAGAGAAAGAGTGATGAGAGCTCTGTTCAAGACAGTCCTAGTAGATATGGTGGACAAGGCTATCTTCCACACCCGGGAATGGCTTATGGGCAGAGATATCTTCCTGCAAGTGAGGAAGACGAGGAGGAATTTCTATCTGACGAAGAAGAAAGGCTTCATGCAGGAGATGATTTTGCAGTTAGCTACAGGGCAGATGATGGTTATTCAGCATGGCAAGCAAGACCAGAAAGCTTAAGTGAAAGAGAAATAAGGGCTATAATTAAACAAGAGCTAAATGAGTCACTTTCTGACATTATGCCTGACAGACTTAAGAAGGGAATTGCAACAGCAGGAATAGCCGGAACCTTGGGAATTCCTATGGTCTCTGGAATGGGTGCACTATCAGTAGCTGGTGATGTGATGATGTCTTCACCAGAGAGCACAATGCAGGAAATCTTAGATGACATGGAGCCCGAGGATAGACTCAAAAAGGCTACAGATGTCCTAAAGGGGACAGATGATCAAGTTAACAGCCTTCCCAATGATTTAAAGAAAGCTGCTTATCAAGTTGCATCTGACTATCTAGACTCTCAGCAGGCTCAAGATGACCTCTCGATTCCTGATAGCGGACAACAGTCGGATATCTCTATGGTTCAAACACAGCCAATGGAATCCTACTATGAAGGAAAAAAGATAACAAGATCTCAACTTCGAAGAATTATTAAAGAGGAAGAGAGAAAACTTTTACAGAATGATGATTCTAAAAAAAAAGATGAAGAAAAAGACGATTTAGACGAATTCAGTGTCTCAGCGGGAGTCGCAGGTGTAGTGACCCCTCTTGGAACAGGTCCTGACGGCGGAAAAGGAAATGATGGCGGTGCCAGAGAGAGGTCTATTCATGCCAATGAGCGAGGATACGGAGGAGGAAAAAGATCAGGATCTTGGATGACCTATCCCATAAAGGGATATTAATTTTTGAACAAACTCTTATTTGACTGTATCTTTAAATTGTGATACTAATTTATCACAAAGAGATATTGCCAATTTACCATTTTGAAAATTTAGGAGGTTATCATGGCATTTGATAGAGAA